CCAGTAGACGAACACCATCAAGTTTGGGTTGAACATAGAAAGGTTCGGAGATGTACTTCTTCCGATCCTCCCACTTGTTCGCAAGCATGGGCAACACCTGGTTACACTTGGTGTGCTCATTGTTCCACAGGGTTTGAGCCCTCTTAATTGCCTTATCATAACCAGTCTTAACGTTGGTTCGTGATTCAGTAAACTTGTCACTTCCCACGATACCGCTCGTTTTTACGATATCAGCCGTTCCATTACCCAAATCTTCAACTCGAATGTCGGTGAAACGCTCGCTGCCGTTTTTATCCTTTTTAATCAATCGCTCCATGTACATATTTAATTTCTCAACTTTAAATAGATGTCTTCTTTAAAAGTTGTAAATTATGAAAAAATGGAACGACTTAGGCCTCCTCCGATTACGACCATTCCGTTCAATTTGAATACACTGAGCATTATTGTGATAATCTTCAGTGTACTACTCCTGTTCAAACGCAGCATTGATGTTAAGCAATCGCGTGAACGATCCCGTACGTAAGACACTCACGAGAATCCAGGTACACATCTCGTGACATCAACTCTTTGAACTTACTCTTAGGGATTTTAGTCTCAGCTTTATACAAAGTCTTGAGAGATTTCATGAGCTTCTTACACGTACCCATCTCATCCTTGAGATCTCTATACTTTCCAAAGAATCCACCGGAAGATATTTGGTGAATAAGCACGTGTGCGTGACGACCCATCATACGATGGGAGCCACCGAGTAACATAAACGTTGCCGCGCTACAACAAGTACCTTCGGCAATAGTTTCGATCTTTACCCTAGACTGTTTGAGAGTATCCATAGCGCTCATACCCGCAAACACGTCTCCTCCATCACTACATATATGAATACGAATAATTGGAGAATAACCCGGAAGTTCGATAGATTTTTTGAGGAGATCAATCTCCAATTTTTTAAACGCTTCGGTGAACTCGAGGATATTTTCACGATCTATATCTCCATAGTAATAAATTTCAGAACCTACCACACGAATACAATCGTACTCTTCTTGCTCGGTGTCGCTGTCAGAGCTCATTTGTTATAGCTCGCATCTTCTTTTTAAGTTTGATGACATCATTCGACTTGAACTTGTTATGAAGCGAAAGATGGTTGATTACGTCAAAATCAGATGGTTCTATGTTATATGATAAAGCCGGTGAGAAATCACCCTTGGTAGCGTATAATTTAATCAATTGCAACTCCTCTATGTTCAATCTATTGCTACTTCTTTCACGGATATGTTTGAGTTTTTGATATCTCATCTTATAGTTACCATACTTTGTCCAAGTACTACCAGGTTTTATATCGTTTGGTTTTAACAACTTTCCCATATAAAACTTTGGAACGGCTATACCCGCACATATATAGTACGGCATCGTATGCCATTCACCTTTATACATTTCACCATCCAACACGTCGGCTAAAGACAAAGATTCCGATATTTTTACCATATCACACCCCTCAGAGCTTAGATAATTGCCGTTAATAACATCCCTAACATGACCATGTTCGTGTATAGTTTGTGAAATATCAAACTTCGTAGGCTTACATAATATGTCTATGATCACATCTTTTGACGATTTAAATTCATCTTTTAAATCGGAAAAATCTAAATAATGATAAAAATCTCGTATGTTGCCGTTACATTTTTCTGCAGCTATGTATGCTCTTTCATTTGTACTTTCCAGTGATGCAATTTCGTCCGCACTTCTTCTTGGTATGATCAAGAGTTCAAAATTCGGCATGATGTGTATAGAGTTAGATATCACGACGACAGAACCCTTGGTTATTTTAAAATTTTCCGTCGAAACTTTGTCGATCAAGTGTTTATGACCGTATGTATTTTGATCATAGCCGTCTATTATTATGGATATATTCGTATCACCCAAAAAATCGATATACGAATGCTTCTTTTGAAAAAAATCGCTATGAAGTTCTAGACTATTTGTCTTATCCAATACTTGATTTACGATGAAAGTTTTTCCACATCCTATCGATCCACACACGAATACATTTTTACCATCTTTTATGTATTTTTCTAATATGTTAATCTCTTTCTGATGGAGCGTCGGAGGTCTCTCTTTTTTTTGTGGGAGTATTTTAACAAAAGCATCCATGTCAGATGATCTCACTGAACAAGCTTTAGATATTTTTTTGGAAAATGATACACTCAGAAAAAAGGTGGTCGATCCTATAAAGAAACGGGTGTATCCTTATTTCATGTGCTTCATAATCTTTAATATAATTTTATTCGTTATGGTTGCTTACTTGACTCGTCGTCTGAGTCAAATTCTCTAGCACTTTCTTCTTCGACTTCGACTTCATCCTCGGCGTATACATCTTCGTGGAACGACCGGAAATCTTTGTTTAATTCTTGTATGAATTGCTCCTCGGATATAAACGTATTTATGGGATGAACTTCCATAATCTCTGGTCTGTTAAAGGGGTATTTCTTACCAGCTGGGAAGGCCTTATCGAACGACATCAGAATTTCGTACGGTATAGATGGTGATTGTTCAATCAAACGATCATATTCCGCGCGCGCAGCCTCTATGACAGCTTTACCATCCTGGTTACGTTCCTCTAAGGGAAGTGAAAGTTCTAAACGTATAGTTCTCGATAACTTACCATATTGTATGGAACTCACTCTATGACCCTCCATTAATTCATTAATTTTTAAGAACTGCATAATGGTGGCTATTAAACCAGCAATTAAATTTAAAAAACCTATTAAAGCCGGTGCGGATGATCGCATCGACGGTGGAAAAGAACTTTGCGCAAAATTTGCCGTACCTGTGATTGTGGACAAAACTATAACCGGTATAGTAAAACGCATACTCGATTTTTTATAAGTTAAAAAGGCTTGATTGTGCATGTACCTGTAACAAGCAGCAGCTTCACCCCATTTCTGTAAAATTCTCTCTTGTTGACGAGACCAAATCTTGGGTCCTCCTTTTTTCTTTTTGTCCATGACTTATAGTATGCGAAGATAAATTTCCTCATTTATATAAATGAAACAACGAACCAAAAATTCGATAGCATTTTTAGTCATCGTACTACTGATAGTCGTAATCGGATTTCTCATGTCTCGTCCAGCTGAAGTCGTAGAAGTTCCTGTATCCGTTCCAGTAAAGGTTCCATACGAAATTCACAGGGAACCTGAATTCAGAAAACCACCCATAAAACAATACAAACCCGGCTACGTCCAACAGATGGGTGTTCTCGTAGGTGATAATAACGAAACTTTACCCTTATATGGAAAAGAGGTACGAGGTAGACGCGATCGTTATCACTATTACACATCTACTCCGGGTGATCAAATATACTCTCTTCCAGTTTCCATGGGTGATAGAGACTGTATGGATGACATAGGTTGTGGTGAGATTTATGGCAACGAGAGCGTTAATGTACTCGGTAAAGACTCATCGTTCCAGGCAAAACTGTACAGAACCGATCACTTTTTTTAAATGTGGGTATATATAAATGGTGTCCATCATCAGGGATAAAGCACGTAAAAAGGGTTTACGTTTAACGAAAAATGTAAAGGGTAAACGCGTACCCAAAACAGATAAAGTTCTCAAGAAAGAGATGGAAAAACTCGACGATGGGTTGTTAAAAAATAAGATTCGCGAAACCAAAAAGACCATCAGAATGTGTAAAGGTGTTTTAAACACCCTTACTAAATACAAGGCGCCCATCATGATCAGGCCTATTAATAAAGGAACTGTATTCACAAAACCCCAAACTATATTTGAAATGCCTAAAAAACCACCCCCTCCACCACCCAAAAAGCCAACCGCAGCTTTAATGAATCAGATAAAAGCCAACATCAAGCGAAGAGGTCTGAGAGAAAAAGCAAATAAAACCTCGATAACCACGGTAGCTTAATATATTACATTATATCAGAATGAACGAGATAGAAGCTGATTCAACGCGCACTCTCGCGAATGCAGTTAAATATGCTAATATGTCTGTCAAGTCAAAGAATAATGCTCAGGTATACGCTAAGGTATCCGAACAAAACGCACTAAAGGTAGCTTACTCTAATGATAAAATAAATGAGCTAAATCTAAAAATATTAGATGCGATTGAATACATAAAAAATCCTGAAATAGACTTTGACACGAGCGAAAGATACTTGAAATTGATAGATGATGCTATAGAGCTCATGAAAAAATATCAGGCAGACGCCGAAGAAGCTGCCGAATTAGTAAATGTTTATAAAAATAAGACAACCGTCGAGTATAACGAAAGTGTATCATCGCATGAAAGAACGTTAGATTACGTAGAATCTATGAAAAGTACGTTACAAACCTACGGTTACGTAGAACCTATGAAAAATGTACTTTAAACGAATATCAACCCGAAACGTTTTGACATTAATTTTTTAGCTTCTTCTAATGACGGTTTGGACCAGAGTAACCATCTTGACCAAAATCCAGCCGTTTTTACACCATCTTTTGTCCATGTTTCACCCATTCGTCCATGCCTAGAAAGGTATCGGCGCATACGCGAAACATCTTTGTGCTTAGTAAAATCCGAGTACCCCTTACCACCGAAGTCGACCTTTGATCCATCTTCAAACGTAACTCTGAACTTTTTCTCAGGATTTGGACTCCTTCTGAGACGAACTCTCATTATTTTATAAGTAATATAATAATACCACATCATGTCTCGGGCACTCGCTAGAGGTGGTAGTAATTTAGGCTCGGCATCAAAACTCGGTAAAATAGATATCCCAGCCGGTTCTACGAGATATGGTGGTGGAGCTTATAAACATCCAGATGGTCTCATACGTTTGGGTGATGGAGCGGTGTTACCTAAAGGATCTAAACGATTACCTAATAATACATTTGAATTACCAGACGGGACGGTACGATTTCCTGATGGTTCGACCAAAAGCCTAGATGGAACGTTTAAAATGAGTGACGGTTCATTTAAGTTATCTGACGGCGCACAACTCCCGCCGGGTACGAAAAAGGTGAACGGTCGATTCAAGTTCGCCGATGGAACTGATATCCCCGTTACGGCTATAAAAAAAGCCAACGGCAGTTTTAAACTTCCAGATGGAAGTTTTAAAATTACAAAAACAACCGAAGCTAAACTTACAAAAAATATAGACAGTGCAACCAAGGTATCTAAACAGGCAGACAGTGCGAGTGTTGTTGCGAAACAGGCGGATGATTTAGCTTCTAAATCGTTGAAGAATTCGGATGAAATCGGTGGCAAAATCTCTAAAAAAGTCGACGATGCGAGTTCATTGAAAAAGCAAGCTGACGAAGCATCTCTTAAAAAGGGTGGAAAAGACGCGAAAGCTAAACGTAAACAGAAAGATGTTGATGCTGATGCGAAAAAGAAAAAAGATGCCGACGCCGACGCGAAAAAGAAAAACAGTATGAAAAATGACGCGATCATGGCTTTGGTAGCTTTAGCTGGTCTTCTCGGGGGGTTATTCATGGAAGATAGCGACTTTGACGATAAGAGAGATGAAACAAAAGGGTGCGTTAGTTTATGTCTCCCATCGAATTACGAAGATTATTATTACGGTAAAATACCCAAAGAAGAATTAAAATATAGAACGCTCGACAGCGCGAGAGATGAGTTTCCGAATTTAGAAATCTACGAAGAACAACCTTTTTGTACGGCAGATACAAAAGATTGCTACGAATATTGTAAAGTAAGCTGTTTTAATTTTTTCGCCGAGGAAGATGAACAGTTTAAAAGGGAGCAAGAGCAAGAGCAGGGGCCAGACAGTGATAAAGATACTGGCGAAGATCCAGATTATACCATATATATGTATTACATAGCAGGTATTTTGATGGCTATCACTTTATTAATAGTGGTAATGAACATGGTTCGATAAAAGTATTTAAAAGAGTATTCTTTCTTTATATACATAATGATTCTTAGTATAGATGTTGGAATCAGAAATTTAGCTATATGTCAATTTAACGAAACATCTAATCTTGTTACTCAATGGGATGTTTCCGGAGTACCTCCCGAACATAGAGATGGTATATATGTTTCGTTAAGAAAACACTTAGATGATAGACCTTGGGTTCTCGAATCGGATATTATTTTAATAGAAAAACAACCCGATCGCAATAAAAAAATGAAAATGGTCGAGCACTTTTTACACGCGTATTTTGTGATAAAAGCCCCGAAAGCCGAGACTATAATTTATGACGCGAGATTTAAAATACCGGACGTAGCCGGACCTGGAAAAGCACAATATATGAAACGTAAGAAGGTATCCATAGAAAGATGCGAAGCATTTTTGCGTAGGGATGACACTAATAAACATTGGATAGAAACCTTCATGAAATCTAAGAAAAAGGATGATTTAGCAGATACTATCATGCAAGCCATAAGTTTTACGAAACGTGTCGAACCAACCGTTACAAAAAAGAAAGCGTCGACGAAGGTTGTACCCAGAAAACCAAACGAAAATCAAAAGAATACACGATATTCTAAGAGTAATCTCGCGTGGATTTATAAAAATAGTCCCGAGTGTGAATGTTTAGAGAATAATAAAAGATTTATGAAAGATCTCAAAAGATATTATAGATCCATAGATGATCTGATTAAAGAAATGGACCGTTGATAATTCAAATGCAAATAAACGTACTCGATCATGGATTTGTACGACTTGTTGACACTATGCCTAGGGAAAACCTTGACAACTCAATTGTTCAGGCCGCTCGGGTCTCTTACGGAGAGGGAACGAAGACTTCTCGCGGAGACGCTGGACTTATTCGATATTTAATGCGTCACTGGCACACGACTCCCTTTGAGATGGTGGAATTTAAATTTCACATTAAGATGCCTATTTATATCGCACGTCAACACCTTCGTCATCGTACCGCGAGTGTAAATGAAATGTCCGCTCGATACTCGATCGTTCCTAAGGAGTATTATAAACCCGACACACTAAGGGGTCAATCTAAGGTAAATCACCAAGGTTCCGAGGGTGAAGTTGATGTAGATGCTCAACTAACAGAAGCTGGTTCTCATCATCTCGAAAACTCGTTTGATATCTACGAAAAGTTACTCGAAGAGGGTGTTTGTAGAGAACAGGCCAGGGGAAATCTTCCTCAATCGACATATACCGAATTTTATTGGAAAATAAACCTTCATAATCTCATGCATTATCTTCATTTGCGAATGGATTCTCATGCTCAAAAGGAAATTCAAGAGTATGCCAGGGCGATGTACACTCTCGTAGAACCACTCGTGCCTATTTCTATGAAAGCGTTCATAGATTTCCGAGTAGATGCAATTCAATTAACCGGTCCAGAAATACGAGCTCTCAAACACGGGGAGATCATCAAATCACCCGGAGAGCGCCGAGAATTTGAAGAAAAGTTGGAGCGCTTAGGGCTTAAAGATAAAAATGTTAATATAGAGTAAATGTTTGCCATACTCGCCACTCCCCCAGTCGTCATGTCCGCGCAGCAGAAGTTTAAGAAGTTCGGTAAGGACGTAACTGATCAGCGAAAATCTGAACTTTCGAAGATCGGTGACGCGTTTAAGAACATCGCGGATGAAGAGAAAACAAGGGCAAAGAAGCTCTTTGATGATCACAAAAAGTTTTTTACAGACAAGGATACAGACATGTCAACTACAACAACAAAGAAATCTATCGATTTTTACGAAAAGTAAAGAACACTACAGCAAAAATAAAAAATACACATTCATTGATATAACCATGCTCAATCATGCTTGTAGCCATTATAGTAGCTAACATTGTGTTTTGAACGTTTTGAACTTCCCGCCTTGTTTTCTCCATAGATCGCTTCATGGTTGTTCTCGACTTTTCCAAGTTGAGAACAGCTGAATTAATCTCTCTTATTCTCGTTGGCATCTCCAACGTCGTGGACAGTAACTTACGTACGTCTATAGCATCCTCCACGGTATCTTGAATCATGGGCTCGAGATACTCATAATACGTAAACATGGGGTCCAATGACACACACGTACCCTCGACCGTTGAAAAAGCTTTAGCTAAATACACGAATGATGTCGGTATAATAAACGGCTTCTTCTGAGCTAATGATATGAGTATATCGTCGTTTAGTATATCATCTTTCACACTTTTACCGTCCAAAGTTTCCAAATAGTTGAGCGTCGTTTTGAAAAAAAGTTCGATATCGCTCAAATCGGTCGTGGTGGGTGTGATAACTCCCAATCGTATCAATATTTCGACTATACCCTTTGTATCTCGATCTATGATACATACGAACAGGTCTTTAAAACCTTCTCTTAGTTCTTCCGATAAGGGTATCACCAATCCAAAATCATAGAAAACCAATTTTCCATCAGATGAAAATCCGAGATTACCCGGATGAGGGTCAGCGTGGAAAAACCCCTTGTCCATAGTCTGTATCAAATACGAATTTATAAGTGCTTCGCATATCTTCTTCTTATTGACATCAGGATCCGTTATCTCGGTAAGTTTTGTAGACTCGACGTATTCCATCACTATCATATCATTATCAGATAAGCGCCTATACACACCGGGTACCCTTAACCATTCTACCTCCTCCATAGCGCGCCTAAACATGGTAGCATCTTCTGCTTCTCGTACATAATCTGTCTCATTCAATAAATATTCCACAGATTCTTTAAGAACATAGTTTGTACTCGTCCCCGTGTCTACACCTATTTTTTCTAGAAATTCCACTATTGCGAGTATAGTATCCGTATCTTCCTTCATGATTTCATAAATCTCCGGCCTTTTTACTTTTACAACAACATCTGTTCCATCTTTAAGCGTCGCTTTATGAACTTGACCTATACTAGCAGATTTAAATGGTACATCATCAAATGATTCAAAGTGTTCTAAGTTTACACAAGACATTACATTTTCTATTGGTGGTACATCATCTTGTAAAGATTCTAATTGTTTTATGAAATCTATAGGATACAAATCTGACCGCGCTGAAGCTATTTGACCGAGCTTGATGAACGTTGGGCCGAGGTCTATTAGTCTATCCCGCGTCCAACGACCCAATGATGCTTGGTCTTCAGTCAGAGACTTTCGTATAAGAAACTCACCAGCAAACTTCCATGTTTGATACTTGCGTTTAGATCGTTTGATGGAGTTTGGTGTGACACCTTGAGAAAAACATAGTGCCATTTCTTACTTAATAGAAATAAATTTTATTCTTTAAATTTTTTGAAAAAATATCTCAAAATAATTTTAGATTTTTTTCTTTATAAATTCTAAAATGGACATTGACAAAAAAGATGAAACCTGTTACGACGCAAAACCATCCGTGAACTGGAAGTGTATATGGTTCACATTGGGTTTAGCTGGTGGATATTGGTTCTTACCCAAGAAAAACAAATGGATACTCTTATCCCTGTTGTATTTTCCTTATATACTTTTAGCGTACTATGATCATTGGTACGACTGTAGACGAAACATGGGTCCAACATACTTAGCTATGTTTTATCATTGGGCCAAACCCCAAGATTCAAAACAAATTAACGATTTTAAAAATTGGTGTCCGGAAATACGGAACAAAGTTCTCATGATCGATTTTGTGATATTAATCGGAGGACTTTTACTTCTACCCATGTTCATGAAGTGGAAACCTAAATAATTTTATTTATAGGTTTGATTACCGATAATACATATGAAAACGCGTTGTAAAATTCATCAATCCATGTATGATCATAACGATAAAAAATATATTCGAGTCATCATAGATGACGACTTTTATAAGATAGTCAGACGTAAACAGTCTTTTTCTGAGTATTTCGTTAAAGGTAAAAATTTAGATAATCCCCTGTACGGAAACATTCTCACGATTAAAGTTCCATTCAGATATAACCGCGTGAGTTGTAAATTCGACGGTGCACCTGTGCAATCCTTGAAACAGGGCGACTTCGTATATATCGACGTTGAATACATGGGTGTGTGGAATACGGGTGATTATAGTGGCTACACGTGGAAGTTGAAGTATATAAAGCTTATAGACGAAGTGTTAGATAGATGAGTCTGACCCGATCTGGGTACATAATCGGGGAAACTCAAGAAATAAAAAACGCATTAACGGTGCGTCCAATAGTTAATGCAGATTTTGGTGTAGCACCTCCACCATTCAAGGTGTTTAGAAAAGCAAAATCTGGATTATGCGTACCGAGATTTTACGGTGAAGAAAAATTTGGAAAAGCAGCTAAAGATACGAGACCAGAACCTCATAAGATACATGTCAAATTTAAAGGAAAATTACGAGACGAAACTTTCCAAAATGAAGCACTTTCTAAAGCTATTAAAGCAGGTCACGGAATCTTGTCATTGCCATGCGGTTTTGGTAAGACGACTGTATCCTTGGCCATAGCTTGCAAACTTGGGTATCGAACCATGATAGTTGTACACAAAGAGTTTTTAGGGAACCAATGGCGTGAACGTATACAACAATTTTGTCCGGGTGCTACCATAGGTGTGGTTCAACAAAATAAAAAGGAACTCGACTGTGATTTCGTCATCGCCATGTTACAATCCCTATCGACAAAAGAATATTCATTCAATGACTTTGAAAGTGTGGGTACACTCATCGTGGATGAAGCGCATCACATATGTGCGAGGGTATTTTCACAATCCCTGTTTAAATTGTGCCCTAAACACGTATACGGATTATCCGCGACTCCACAGAGAAAGGATGGTCTTACCAAAGTTTTACATTGGTTTATGGGACCTACATTTTTTGCGGTTGAACGTGAAAAACAGGATCAAGTAGATGTGTTCCCCATAGAGTTTACGACCGATAGATTTAGTGAACCACCGCCGTGTACCCGTTACGGTAAATTATCTTTAGCAACGATGATCACAGAACTCACTGAAATGTCGGATAGAAATCGAATGTTAATGTCGACGATACGAAATGCGGCGAATGGATCTAGACACGTTTTAGTTTTAAGTGATCGTCGGTTTCACTGCGAATATTTACACGAACGATTCAAAGAACGATCGGGGTTATACATGGGTGGTATGAAAGAAGCTGAATTGGCTGAATCGAGTAAGAAAGAGATCATATTCGCGACGTTTAGTCAGGCGCATGAAGGGCTCGATATACCAAGTCTCGATACGGTTATTCTCGCAACTCCTAAATCGGATATCGTTCAAAGTATAGGTCGTATCATGCGCGAAACGAAGGGTAAAAAGAACAATCCGCGCATATACGATATAGTCGATCAATGGTCCGTATTTTTTGCGATGTACAATAAACGGCTCAAGGTTTATAAACAGGGTGGATTCAAAATTCCAAATCAAAAAGAAGAAAAACCGAATAACTTTCCCTCGGGAAAATGTCTCATACAAATATAAGAATGGGACGTTGTTCAACTGGACGTGCCACACAAAAATACACCGGAGGGGGAGGTGGGGCTGATTTAAGTTCTATCCTGACGGCGCATGGAGATATGATATATGCAGACTCGAGTGCAGAGGCTGCAAACGTATCTATAGGACAAACAACGGGACATGTTCTGACTATTATATCACCTGGTGAAGTCGGGTGGCAGGGTGTGTCAGGGGCTTCTGGGCAAGTTGGTACTCTACAACAGGTCACCGTTAACGCCAACACAACCACCGTAACGACACAATTTTTGAATACCGTAACATCTTTAACAGCGAGTGGAAATGTGCTGGTAACTGGTAATGTGACCGC